ACTATCATCCGGGCGCGCCACAAAAGCAATTCGGGGTCTTTGAGCGCATTGGCAATCTTTTCATACCCCCATCCTAACCGCTGCCCTTCTTCCAGGACAGAAAGTATCTGGTCCCTGGTGGTCTGAGATATCGGCCATATTGCTTTTTCGAGCAGGTGCAATTTGAAATAGGCTATTATATCTTCTGCCCATTCATCATTGAACCCGAATGATGTAGCTTTCGTTTTTGTCCTAATGGCTTTATTGATCTCCCTAAGCCCTTTATTTGCAAAGAACAATCCGGCTGTTACATGCAGGTCTGTCAATACCGGTTCTACCTTTTCATTAAAAACCTGCAGATCAATCTGCCCCTTTGCCATCTCCGGCCCCCTGGCCTTGATGATCGGTAAAACCTGATCAACCTGCCATTCCAGTGCGTCGAATACCTTACCCATGTAATTCCGCTCTATCCGTTTAGACTGAGCGGCAAACAATTGGCTATATTCTCTGCGTTGATCAGGTGTCACTTTCCCACTGCTTTATTTTGTTTTCAATCTGTTCGGGTGTTAATCCTTTCAGTTCATTATTCCACTTATCTAGCCTTGCCTGCTGTGCAGCCCTGACCTGTCTTTGCATCTGGTAACATAAACCACCGGTCGGGAACTTACGTTCTACAATAAGCCGCAGGCGCTTCTCAATGGTCATAGCTTCTCAAGTTTAGTTGCGAGCTCAACCCTTCTAATCATCGCCATATCCCATACATTACTGACCACTTTTAAAGCAACATCACAATCTGATGCAATGAACTTTGAAACTGATAAAGGCAATGAACCCGAAAACCGCTGCTTTTTGAACTTTTCTATTTCTGCCTCCATTTCGTCTATCAACTTAATTTCAGCACTTATCTTGTTAGCCTCTTGCAATTGCTCATTTGTCATGATGTTATCCCCCTCTTTTGCAATGCAGCCAACTGTTCTGTGTATCCATCACCGCCGTAATCACTAAGGGGTTGTATGCCCATCGGAATCCAGCGTTCATTGAACAGTTCATTTTCATCAGCTTCATACCCCATAGCAATCAACTTCTGGTTTGGCGATACCCACCATGCAGCGGCAAGTGATGTAACCAGCTTGTTTACGTCCTGTTGTAATTCCGGTAACTCTGTATAATCACAGGATATCCTGGCTTTGCCTACCAGTTTGAATGCAGGCAGTAACCTTCTGTTCAATTCGTCGTCAAGCTCTTTGGACGCAGGGATAACCACATCGTTAACCCAATTCTTTTTTGCATTTTCCAGGTTGGCCAACGTTGCTTCCGTTGGCACAAATAACAGATAAGGCGTATCATACAATGCGCACATCTCCTGGCTATTATTTACCCGGCCCTTGATCAGATCGAGATCCACACTACTACGAGCAAGATCAATGTAGTCCAGTTCAAGACCCATGAGTAGCGCAACTGCGCCCTTTATATCATTGTCATTGATCTTGGCATTTACTACTCCCCGCATATCGCTTTCCTGTGTAGGTGTAACCTCGTCAACACCTTGTTTTGAATGCAGGATACCTTTAGCGCCATCGTTCTGATACATCCGTACGCTACTCTTGGCGATATCCTTACTTTCCTGAACGTTTGATTTAGCCGGCGTAAGCCTGGTCATACCACGAAGGTGTGTACCTGTCACCGGATCGAATTTCAGGTTCAGGTCCTTCCAATGGATAATATCATTTTTCCTGATCGGTATTTTTGTTCCGGCAACCTCTAGCGCATAGCTGGTGATGCCAAAGACGTTTTCAGGATCACTATACACCTTCACATAATTGGAAGGCAAGACATACATTTCGAGCACCGGCATGGCATCGATCTCTTTGTCGCTACGATCCACAAGCTGACCGGTGTTAGTATCCAACCTTTGTGACACATCACCCCGATTAAGCCAGATAAATCCCTCACCACAAGCCAGGTAGAACGCGTATAACGTTGCAAAGAACTTCGCCCGCCCCTGGTATTCATTAGGCCGGTTTAGTAGGGTGTTTAAATCGCTGTCAAAGAGCTGTAAGCCATTGTAGGCTTTTGTTTTATACTTAAATCCTGCTCCCTTTTCCTGCATCAATGCCTTTTCATCGTACAGGTATCTGGGTACTGATGCGAACTTTCTTGCGTTTTTGCCTATGATAGCATAAAGCCATAGGCTTGCATTGAAACCTTCATTTATCGCTTTGTCCTGATCGAAATCGCTTATAACCTCATTTCTTCCTATCCAGGAGAATACTCCACCTCCTCTACCGTTTGGCCGGAATATCCTGCTAAATCCTCTCGCTATACCCGATAACATGCCCATCAGGCCCCCACCGGCGCTATAAGTGATTGTACCATCCTTTTTCTTCGTTATAGTAACCTTGCTCATTTATAACATTATAGCACCTGCTTTAATTTGGGGTTTAAGTTCGAACCACTCACGCATCATAATGGTATCCCAATAATCGGGTGAACGTCCTAATGCTTCTTTAACCAGGTCCTTAGACATTACAGCCCTTTTACCATCGCTATCCACATCTTTCTGCTTGACCTGCTCCATTTCTTCCACCACCGATTCTTTTGTTTGCGCATCCGCATCTTCGATATATATTCCTGAGTTATTTATCCTGTCTGCCATCCGATAGCTACATTGGCTTTTCAGGTTGTCGTAATTCTCAGGCTTAATGTTCCCTTTTTCGTCTTTTTGCGGTTTTATAGGGTTAGGCAACGGCCGGCTATTATTCACAAACCCATTGCACTTCACAATATCAACTACGCCTCCACCCACTCCATCTTCGTCAACAATTGTATTGCTATTCGGTACGCTATAAAGCTGCTGGTAATGCAATACTTTTTCTGCTACTTCAGGTACCGATAACCCTTTATACATGAACAACTTTACTCTAAAGCCTTCCCACACGCCAATTACTGTTCTATCGCTTCCAAACCTGGCAACATCAACTGTTATGTATATTTTCCCTCGAAGGCTATCAAAATTGTTGGTGAAGCAATCGAGTATCTTTTCGTATAAAATCAATGCCGCCGGATCATCACTATATTCCCAGTTCCCAAAATATAACCGTTGCTTAGTTGGCCCTTCGGGTAACTTTCGCAAACTGTCCAGGTATGCAGGCGATATGTATGGGTTATGAGTTGCTAACGATTTTACAAATTGCCTGTCGTGCCTTAATAGCCCATCCTTTGCCGGTTTGTAGAACTCATAATAACTCCAACCTTTGTTCGGGTTCGTGGCATAAAGAGCTTTAGGAATAAGATTATTTTCAATTAGCTTGAACCGTATCCTTGTTCTTAGTATATCCTTTGCCTTCTGTACAATCTGGCTGCACTCATCGATAAAGCAATCGGTAATTTCCAATGAACCCAGTTCATCAAAATCGGGATCACCAGGGTTTTCTTTCAGATCACGCAGGTAGATCAAGCTGCTATTTTCGAACAATAAACAGTTTGGATTTTCCTTATCATGCGCACCGGTAAGATCGAAATGCTTACCTCTCTTTACACCCTGCTTTGCAGCTATCTCAAAGAATGTTTTAAGCGTTGTATCCTTCAGTGTTTTGAAAACGTCACGACCTATAAATCCCCTTGTACCCGGATATTTGAATCTGTTCTTTAATTGCCAGTAACAACCGAGAGCTGACTTGCCAGGGCCTGCGCTACCACCGAATAAAACTTCCTCCGTTATCTTATCCTCCAAGTAATCGAGGGCAGTAGTCTGTTTGAATGTTAACTTCATTCACCGGCCTTCGTTTGATAGGTCTTTTCTTCATTCCATGTAACCGGCATAGCCCCTTCAATAAGTTGCTCCGTCCGGTCTTTCCATCCCATATTTTTTAAAGCGAAAATGTCAATCGTCTGCCCGCTTAATTCGTAACTGTTCTCAACTGCAAGGCGGGCGCGTTTTATAATGTAGGAATACTCATCTCCTTTTTCTTCATAATCATCTAAGGATGAGCGTGCTGCGAAACCCAAGTAAAGTGATAGTCCTGTTATGGTAGCTTTTTCGGTATTCTCTTTGCAGTAATCAAAGTATTGCAGGCAGGCATCCCTGAGTTCTTCCGCCGTATCGTAATACTTCGGCCTTCCTCCTGAATTACCTAATGCAAACTTGTTACCGGGCGGCGCTGCCATAAATAAAAATCCGCAGAGCCTTATAGCCCTACGGATAGTAAATATCTATAAGATTTACACAAATTATAGATACTATTTATGGTAACAATTTATAGACTTAGTATACCCTTTTGAGTAATGATCCAATCTTATGACGTTTTGTATTGCTGTATACTCAGTTCGAGAGCAGATTGAATGAGGGGTAATGAAGCCGGTGAGAATTTGGGGTAAATGACATAAAGCATTTTGACCCGGTTCTGAAATTGTTTGTCAGTCAAAACTTCGGTGGTGTTCGCAGTCCGGGAATAAATAGCTATGATATGAAGCTTTGGAATGATAACACAAAATCGCTGCGGGCCATTGTGGAGTATAAAAGGGATTTGCTTTTGGATGGCTAGTAATACGGATTGCGCTATAGCAGCCTTGCCAGTGCCCTGGTCATAGGTTAGCTGATCATCAATATCAATATTCAGGTTCTGTGTTGCCCATTGCTTGAACCGGTCGGCGCCGCCTTCAGTTTCCTTATGATATTGTTGCATCCATTCTGGGCGCGGGTCGTATGGTTTGAGATTGTCGGTCATTCTAAATTTTTAAGTACACTGTAACTAGACATATCCAAAAGATATTCGTTCGATACACAAGAATACCTTCTATTAGTCTTTTTATAAAGAGTTATGAATTCACAAGGTTTTCCATCAAAATCACATTCCATAAACATTATCTCCTTAAACTCGGGCAATCTTGATTCAAAAGATCGTAAGTTATGGATGAACGCCTCACCGATCTGTGCAGTTGTTCCGTTTAATTGATACTTCTCAATGACTGAATCTAGTATTTTACTCATCGCTTTTCATTTCCACCCCTGCCAGGTAAATATCTCATTCAAACCTGAATACTCTCCGGTTTGCTGATATTCACCTTGCTGAGTGCTGGTTAACATTATTTGAAATCCATTTGATTTTAAAGGTTTGACCACGATGTAAGTCTTTTGATCTATTGAGACTGCGATAATGCGGCCATCTTCCGGACCGCCGGAAAGTACAATGTTTTTGGTCATTCCAGCAATATACTACTTGCTGGCAAAACTTTCAATATTAAACATAACCACTTTGAGAACCAATTGTGTACGGTTTTTACAATCCCATTTCTTTAGCATGTTCCGGACACGCATTTTTACAGTATCCAGGTTCATTTTCATTTGATCTGAGATCTCCTTGTCAGTTTTTCCATCACCCATAAGCCGGATGATCAGCATGTTTTGGTCATTTATTTTCATCAGTAGTTGAATTTTATTTCTTATACTCCCCCCACTTCCCCATAAACACTCCCTTTATAAACTCCTGGAAATTCTGATGGCGGTTACCTCGTAACATTATATCTTCCCACTCTTGTTGCAAACACAATTCATCAGCCATCTTGACTTCAGGAGGCAGCGGCCACTCAATCCCGAACTTTTCAGCAATGACCTTCATTAACTGGTCCTCAATTTCTTTATAATTGGTCAACTGCTCTTTGACCGGCCGGGGTACATCGATCAGGTACGCTTCGCTCGCGTCATGAAGAAGGGCCGTTAATCGATGCTTCGGCGGCACCAACCTGGCCACAGCTATAGAATGCTCGGCCACAGAGTAAAATATTGGTAGATGACCGCCGAACCGGGGCTGCATGGATAATGCATGTGCGATGTCCTCGATGCAAATAAGGGCTGGATCCGGCTCGACCGGGTTGATATACTTGCCGGTAAACGTCCGGATGCAGTTGGGTGTGTAGAGGTTTTCAGGCATTTGATACCTCCTTTAATTTCGGCGGTTCAGGTAACTTCCTCCAATGGGTCACATGTTCACCATCGGTTAAAGTCATATCTGAAAAACGGCGAAGCTGTGCATTATAATCGCAATTCCATTGGAAGTGACTGATTCCAATATCAGTAAGATGCTCCACATAACACCAGTAGCGCCCTGACTCAGTCGGCAATTTATCATCTACGCTAATCCAATCGTTCAACTCCTCCTTCCCCTCATCCAGCCATTCAATATTCTCTATAGGCAACTGCAGAAGTGCGGGAATATTTGGACAATAATCTAAATAAATAGTTCTTGCACTTCTTGTGTTCCCAGCTTGCCTGAATATGTAATTTCGCTTCTTATCATCAGGCAACCTCTCACTCGCCTTCACCCACCTCATCCCTCCCGCGGCCGGGTTCCTTATCCACTCTATAGCCTCCTTGCGCTCCTGGATTTGTTCGGGGGTGAGTTTGGGGTAGTCGGGTTCTGATGGATGGCCAAGGGCTTCACGGGCCTTATTTGGCATTTTGTTTTTGTATGTAGTAGAAAGTTCGCCATTGTCTCCAAGATAATTTCCATCGTCTGCATACCAACTCAACGCCCTCTCCATCCTCTCACAGCGAGCGCGGAGGGTGGCATGGTCTTTCTCCACCTCATCTTTCCGGTTAGCGTAATGAATAGCACTTTTTTGAATCCTTTCAAACTCAGATTTATGCTTTGCTGTAGCAGCATCATGTCCAGCCGCGTATCCACTTTGCCAAACGTTTTCTGTTTGGGATGAATGACCGTCTTCGGTAGCAAGGATGGCGTCGTATTTGGATTTAAGAAGGTCGTGCTCCTTTTTTAACTTTAAGTATTCTGCTTTTATCAAATCTAATTTTGCAAGCATCGACTCTACATTATTTCGTTCCATCCAAAAATGTTTTGATTTCGGTTAATAAATACTCACCCTTTTCTGTTTGCCCTATAAAGGCAGTTATCCCTTTAATAAAATTTTCAGCCTCTTTTAATATTTGCTTCGACTGATCATATCTCTTACACCGTTCCAGAACCTTATCAATAATGCTTTCACCTAATGGGATATTGGCTTCTTTGGACTGGCCATAATTTAGAATAGGATCGAGCAGCGTGCTTGCTTCGCTTTTCCAACCCTTTAATCTTTCAATCTCCTGCTGCGCCTCATGAAGCTTTACGGCGTAGGCGGTGGCACCCCCTTCATCAAGCCAGTAAACAACATCATAAGCACTTGTCTTGAGTAAATACTCACAAGCATCGTAATCTCCTTGCTCGTAAATAACAGCGCCTCTACTACCATCATTTTTGCATTTAAACACATATTGTTTCGGATAATCGTCAGCCATATCATTTGGTGGCATTCGTTCTCTTAGGTTGACCCACATTCCAATATGGTTTACTTCAGCCGGCAATTGTGTAGTAATCATCGGCGCAAACTGCGTGCATTCCTTCACCCTCGTATTGCAGAGTCCGTTTAATGACCTTCCGCATGTGCATTTAGTTGATATACTCATTGTTATTGCTGTTTGTGTGAAACCAAGGTGTTTAAGGTAGTCGCGGTTCATGGTTTAAAATCTTTTATGGCTTGTGTTCCTTTTGTTTAATATGATATTCTGCTACTTCATATACGGCCATGTAGGCAGCTTCTATAAGCGTTTCAGCTTCGTGCAAAGAAAATCCATTGAACCTGAACATTATTCGTTTGCCATCCTCAGTAGGCATCCCAAATGTTCGTGGCCAGCATACATCTTGCGGATCAGTGCAAATGGTATTATCCCAATTCAGAAGAGGTATTTTAGAGATTTTCTCTATTACCTTCATTAGCCATTCCCAACTTTCGTGATATTTAAGACTTTGCAGTTTTGGGTGCAATGCTTTAATCATACCTTCTTTTTTGAACCAAATACCATATCTATCCTCATAACGTTCATATCCCTCAAACAAGGCTATCGCCTCATTCATTTCTTGGATTGTTTTCTCCATCACAAATAACATTTTAGTTTTGAATCAGTATTGTGATCGTAGTACATATTTGTATTCTTATACTTGAATACATCCGCCGCCACCTTTATACTCTTCACCGCATTCGCCTTCCGGGTATAAGTCTCGCTGCTGCGGGCTATCTCACGACCGTTCTTGCTGATTATATGCCAGTAATATTCTTTCGTATACTGATACTTTGCACCGACCTTCTTTTTAGTTATGGTGGTGAAGAGGTGGATGCCGGGGGAGTTAGTGGGTTTGGTCATTGTTCGTTTTTTTTATTAAAAATTACCTTGATTGTTTTCGTCTAAAGTAAACAGCGCCATAGGTGGAAGTTGCTTGCTTAGAGTCTTCACATAAATTGGCTCACCTCGGTTCAGAGCATCCAAGTCTTCCCTATTGGGCTTCCATGCAGTGAGATAATATGGATAGTTTGCATTATCCACTCCCGCTACCAAACCTGGCAATATCACATTAACATCACCCTTTTTCATGTTGATCACTTGCATCAACCTACCAAAGCCGAATTTTGCCCATAAACTCATGCATTCTTCATCAGTCATATTTTCTGGTTTCTTAATTTCTGTACTACCTTCAAAATAGACGGGATGCATAATTGTATTTTTTAATTGAATGTTTTATTTTTTCTAGTTCCTATTCAATCACTCCCAACACCTTCACCGGCGCTTTATAATGCCCTGGCTTTTCAAACTCAAGGAGCATACTCTCATGGTAGGTACTATCACCCTTCCATGCAATACAATACGTTTGCTGATACGCCCACACGACCACCGATGGCTTGAATGGCTTTAGATGTTTGTTTAAAAAGGTTATGGGCTTATGTCCATCCCCTACTATATAACCTTTATAATGAAAGGCAGTCTGCATGGGTCCAAGGGTTATGAGTAGGTTAGCGTGAACAGTGTCAATGGTGGGGCTATTGTAAACAATCACACCAATATGATTGTCACTCGTTGGACATGGACACATGTCTTGGGCATTGCCTTCAAGGCTTCCCTGGCAGAGGAGGAAGATAAAGATACGTTTCATTTCAAGTATTTGATTTTAAGGTTAGCCGCGGCCTTTAGAACCTGCTCAATGTCCGATAAGTTCAAGCCGGTTGAATCCTTGAGTAATAAAAGAATAACCCTATCTTTAACCTTTGAATTTTGGAGCTTCTTAAAAGCATCCGACACCTCTTGTATTGCTGTTACAATAGGCTCAAACATTTCATCTTCAGTGATTAGATTTTTGTTGCTCATATGTTTTTATATTGTGTGTAGCTTCATATTGCCATTTATCACCTACATTCACCCTCTCTATCCCATACATCTTCTTCCAATTGTGTAGGGTCCTGCCGGTGATCCCCATGTCCTTCGCCGCCGCCTCTACAGTGCTGTGCTTGTTCAGCGCCTTAAGGGCTAATTGCTTGCGGTGGTGGTGGAGGTTGAGGATTGGCATGTTAGGCGGTTAAGCATTGGTTTACTTCATCAACCGATATTTTACCATTTTCCAAAAGTTTGATCAATGCTGCTGCTCGTGCTTCCACTTCATGTATAAAAGGCTTTTTATGCATATCCATGCCATCCAAATCATAACAGCGCCACCCATCATTAGTCGTATACATAGTATCGTAACCAGGAGGTAGCATAATACCTAGTTCTGCAACATTGAAGGCTGCTGCAAAAGGTTTCGCACTTGGAACCATTTCCCGATGATCGGCCTCCTGGTTATTACAAGGGATTGTTCGAGTAACATATACCCAATCACTTATGGCCAGCCCATCTTTGCCATTATCCATTAATCGTTGTGTTTCGTCTCCGCACCAACTGAAATAGCTTTCTTGAGAAACGCCTAGTTCTTTTAATTTCTTTGCCTGTTCAATTGTGCATACTTGATCTTGCAATTTCATTATGATTTTTTTAACTATTTTTTGAAATGAGCTGTGGGGCGGGCCTGCCAGTCGTTGAAAGCACTTCAAACGATATCACCCATAACCAGGGATTGATCGGCCATGAATCGGCACCATTGATTTTGGACCATAATTCACTGAACGCTTTCTTTAATCCTGGCTCAGCACTTTCATAATCAATCTTTGCCTGCGTCATTGATCGAGCTGCTGGTAATGGGCTACCCACTCCTTCTTTCAACACATCATATCCGCTTATATCTTGCAACCGCTCCACGCGAACATCGGTCACCTGCAACCAGATGCGGGCGGCTCCTTTGGGCATGTGGATAGAAGGGTGCCACTTAAATGATACTCTTTCGGGAATAACCGGATTGTCTGCCTTATACCAAACCATTTGTTTCATGCTCGGAGCAGTTGAGAAAGTAATGGCGTGAGTTTCACGCACCCAAAGGAGGTCACCAGGTTGGCCATAAGGGCATTTTAAACCTTGGTCGCCAGGATAGGTCATTTTTGTTTTTTCTGCCGTGACTGCACGCCCAGCCCATGCAATCCAACCGACACCAGCACCATCAGGATGAACTGAGACTATATCCTGTGTAGGAATTCGCTTACATTTAAAAATTCGCCTCGTCTTTGTTTTCCTGCCTTGCAGTATAGCCTGCACCATAGGCGTGGACATTAGTATGGGTATTTCTTTCATATTCATTTTACTTCCCACTCTTCCACCACAACCCGCCCATTTTTCTCAGTCGCTAAAAAGGCATGGCCGGAGGAAAGGGTGATTTATAATCCAAAAACGAGCATTGCTGCATCCCGTTCGTGTTCATTCGTTCTTTCAGTGTAACCGGTTAATTTTCTGAAATAGTCGGCGGTTACCTTTGTCTTGTTATTTTTCGGTGCCACGAGTTCAAATGCAATACCCAAGTCCTTTAAAAAGTCCTCCCATATCTGTGCATCCCTTTTCACGCTGCCAGCTCCTTCACGCCTGCCTCGTTCAGCCTTTTCGTTTTTCTGTTTTGGGATCCAGGTACGCAGGCGGGCATCTTCCAATCGAACGAATATTTGACCTGGTGCAACTCTCTGCCATGCCTCAAGTTCTTTCATTGCCTTATGAATTGACAGGGTCATTAATTGCCTTATAAACTTTTTAGGTTTATACCATACACACCAACCGGTATTAACACCTGTATCGATGCCTATGTAGTATTGATAGCTCATCCTCAAAATGTAAAATATTTTTTACCGTATTCCCTTTCCTGGTCTTTCTTCAACCTGTCCTTTTCTTTCTCGCACTCAATACATTGGCTTGTGTAACCGTCAGCATACCCGTTTTTCTTTCGGAAGGCTGAGAGTGGTTTAGGTACCTTGCAGCGGGTGCATTTTTTAGAACGGTTGGTCATCTCTTTCGTTTTCGTAAAAGTTTGTGGGTGGTGGTAGTGGCTTCCAATTGCCAATGCCTAACTCTTTTGGCGGCTCCTCTTCGTGCCTCGGCGATTTGTGAATAGTCTGCACCTCGATAAATTCATACTTCCGAGTATATGTATCAAACCTGAAAACAACATAACCCTTTTGTCCTAACCAACTCTGTTTAACTTTCTGTACATAAACAGTAGTGAGTCCTGTTGTTACATCAAGGTAAACCGTAATACCGTTATGTGTTTTGTTATAAAAATGGGCAGATCCTGAAATATTATAAAGATTCGGCACCTCAAACTTACCCGCCTTGTCCTTGCCAATTTTGGTAGTATGTGCTACAACAAAAACATGTACATCTCTTTTCCTAGCCCATTTGATGATTTTTGTATACACCGTGCTAACATATTCCGTACCGTCAATACCAGTGTTATTCTCGATCCAATTCCATGGATTAAGCCTCAATCCACGAATGCCATACTTCAGAACAAGGCGATCGGCAATAGCAAGAAGTGAATCAATGTCAGTATCAATCTCCTCAGTTTTATAGAAAAAGAAATGCTCGTCAATAACGCCAATAGCATCGCGGTATTCACCAACTGACAACCGATGGAGTGGGTCTTTTCGAAAGTCGAACGATTTACCATGAATTTTCTCGGCCAACTTTGTCACCGTCTGCTCAGGCTCTTCCTCGAAATCCGCACATCCCCACTTCCAACCACAATTGATGGCGGTTCTTGCAAGAATGAGATTTGTAAATTCATCTTTCCCATGCCCAGGTATTCCGGTAATTGTCGTTACCTGCTTGGTGGCGAACGAAAGCAACTTGTCAAATCCAATAATTCCTGCTTTTGCTCCTGGAGGATAACCATGCTCGTACCAACTTGTGATTGTATCAAACATTTCATCCATAGTTATAATCCCCTCTAGCGGCCACTCCTTCGCCTGACTAAATACTTCAATAACTTTTTGTTTCCCAAACTTTAAAAGAACTTCATTTGCATCCTTACAACCTTCTGGATATGTTACTGTAAAACACCGCTCCTTTCCTAATCGCCTGGCTAATTCTTCTCTTAATGCCAAACCGGGTTCATCCGCGTCTGTGGCAATGATAATTTTCGATTTCCCTTCAAAATCCTGCCAGCAATTATCCAGGTATTCCAGTTTCATACTCCCGCGGCTTGCACCATTTGGAACACTTGTCACGTTAAAAATGCCACATTCGTCAAGCGTTAAACAATCCATTTCCCCTTCAACGATAATAGCCTCATTTTCGCCTTTGAGTGCATCCAGGTTGTAGAATATCAACTCTGCATCTTTTGCGAGCTTAAATGACTTCTCAGGCCCTCTAAACTTGATATTCACCAGTTCCCCCTCCCGGAAGTAATTGAAGCAAATCGTTAGGACCTCCTTCTCGAATCCCGGCATTCGTTCCTTAGCTTCAGTTACCTTCAATCTCAACAAGGTGTGGTTTGATATACCGCGATCCTTTTCAAACCACTTCAAAGGCTTCTCGCTTAACTTCTCCAATCGCGGCAACGGATTTACATATGCCTTTCTTTGTCGCTCAATCTCAATTGCATATCCTCTGAACCCACAGTTGTGACAGTTAAACGCACCGGAATCTTTGTCAACACTTAACGACCTGTCTTTTTTGTGCTTTCTGCTTGAGTGACACTTCGGGCAAAAACCTTTGCCACCTGTAACCTTCGAAATATCAATGCCA